CAAATGCTAAAATAGCTCTTAAATCAGCAATAGATGGTCAAGATGTAGATGGTCAAGTTAATGCACAGCAACAAATTGCTGAATTAACTATGGAAGCTGCAAGATTAAGAACAATGAAAGTTGCTCAAGAAGATTCTGTAGCTAGACAAAAAGAGGTTAATATTACACCTCAACAAACTACGCAAACTGCACGAGTAGATCCTAAAGCAGAGGATTGGGCATCCAAAAATAATTGGTTTGGTCAAGACTCCGCAATGACTTACACTGCGTTTGATCTGCATAAAAAACTTGTAGAAGAAGAAGGTATAGATCCAAAAAGTGATGAATATTATGAGGAAATTGATAAGAGAATAAGACTTGAATTTCCCCACAAATTTGCTACAAAGGATACAACTACAACTACGGAAAGAGCAAAACCTGCTCAAACTGTAGCTTCGGCTAATCGTCCTAGCCAATCAGGACGCAAAAGAACAGTGAAACTCACACCTTCACAAGTAGCAATTGCTAAAAGATTAGGTGTGCCACTTGAAGAATATGCGAAACATTTAACCACGAAGGAGGTATAGGCATATGGTAAACGAAAAAAATACAATTAAGACTTCCCGTGCGAGCGAAACTAGGACTAAAACAGATAGACCTAAAGTTTGGACTCCACCATCATCTCTGGATGCACCACCTGCGCCAGACGGATTTAGACATAGATGGATAAGAGCCGAGAGCGTTGGCTTCGATGATACGAAGAACGTTTCAGGCAAATTGAGATCTGGTTGGGAATTTGTTAGAGCGGATGAATATCCTGACTCTAATTACCCACAAGTCAAAGACGGAAAATACGCAGGAGTCATTGGAGTTGGCGGCCTAGTGCTGGCTAGGATACCCGAAGAGATCGCAAAATCTCGCGAAGAGTACTTTGCAAAAAGAACTCAAGACCGAGAAGAAGCTATTGCAAACGATCCTTTTAAGGAACAGCACCCAAGTATGCCCATCAGCAAAGATAGGCAAACTCGTGTAACTTTTGGTGGCTCAAAGAAAAACTAATTATTTAGTAATTCCTATCCAACAAAGTTTAAAATAAACTTAAGGAGAAAATAAATATGGCAAACTCAACAGTGGCCTTCGGTTTCAGACCGTTAGGCAAACTTGGTGGGAACCCAGCTGCAGGCGGACAAGATCAATATGTGATCGTGGACAACTACAGCTCGTCTATTTTCCAAGGAGACCTTGTTAAGCTAAACGTTACTGGCGGAGTTATCGTAGTTGATACTTCAGCTCTGACTAGTATTTTTGGCGTATTCAATGGTTGCCTGGTAGAATCAGACCCATCGACAAAAAAACCAAAATGGTCAAATTTTTATGCACAAACGAATATCACTCAAGGTGAAATTCAGGCGTACGTAATAAATGACCCTAACCAATTGTACCTCGTTAAATCTACAGGAACTGCTTTAGGAACTACTGCGGTTGGAACTAGCTTTGATCAAGTGTATGCAGCAGGTAATACCAACAATGGTATTTCTGGTGCTTATATAGATCTTGGAACTTCAGCCACGTCAGCTAATGGGCAATTAACTGTGGTGAATACTTCACCATTCATAGGTAACGAAGAGACTGTAACAAATGAAGATTTCATTGTTAAATTGTCTCCAGGTCAACAATTACTATAACAGGAGAATAAACTATGGCTATATCACGATCACAACTAGTTAAGGAACTAGAACCAGGTTTAAACGCTCTGTTTGGACTTGAATATAAACGTTATGACAGCGAACACGAAGAAATCTTCGTAAAAGAAACATCTGACAGAGCTTTTGAAGAAGAAGTTATGTTATCAGGTTTCGGAAACGCTGCCATCAAAGCGGAAGGATCTGGTGTCAACTATGATCAGGCACAAGAAACTTTCACTGCAAGGTATACGCATAATACTATTGCTTTAGCATTCGCGATCACTGAAGAAGCGATCGAGGACAATTTGTATGATAGACTAGCGTCTAGATATACAAAAGCTTTAGCAAGATCTATGGCGAATACAAAGCAGGTAACTGCGGCTAACGTATTGAATAACGGATTCAGCACTTCCTTTTTAGGTGGTGACGGATCTCCTTTATTCTCTACGACTCACGCTACAATCTCTGGAACATTTAGAAACACGCTTTCAACACAAGCTGATTTAAATGAAACATCTTTAGAGCAGTCTTTAATTGACATCGCTGCTTTCACAGATGAAAGAGGTTTAAAAATTGCAGCTCAAGGAGTGAAATTAATCATCCCTTCTGAACAGCAATTTACTGCAGACAGATTAATGTCTTCTGCTGGTAGAGTTGGAACAGCTGACAATGATATCAATGCAATCAAAAACAAAGGAATGATTTCACAAGGTTATGTTGTGAACCATTACTTAACTGATTCTGAT